CAGCAAAGTCATTATATACATTACCTCTATCTTCAATAGCAGCAAATAAACCTTCAGAACCATCTACGCTTGTACCACCATTAGCACCTTTTTTCTCAGCTTCAACCATTGACATTTCAAGATAATCTTCAAAACGTAATCTAGTTTCAGACTCAGCTTTTAGATACCATAAGTAACCAGATTGTCCAGCTTCAGTAGCGACTTCAACCCAACCAATTTGAGCAGTGTCAGAACCACTTACTTCGTAGAAGTCTTTAATTATAATTGGTTTGTTTGAAAATTGAGTAAAATCAGGTGTTATTGTAGTAACATCAGCTCCTACACCTCTGTTTCCAACATCCATACCATCAGTTCCTTTTCCAAATTCAGAACCGTACACAAACACTTTACATTTACCAGCAGCACCAGCTAAAGAAGCTAAATTAGCAACTTTGTAAGTAGCAACTGTAATATCAGAGTGAGTATTACCACCTCTAGCAGCTACAGCAGTTACTCTAGCTTTTAAAGTTACTAATCCTTCAGAAACTACAATTGTAGAACCTACTCTAATCATACACTCTTTACCAGTTTCTAATGGTACTCTAATAGTAGTGTTGTTACCTTGTTTAGCAGTACAACCATCATAAGCAATATGTAATCTATTTTGCTCAGACCAAATTACTTGATCAGATTGCATTGGCATTTCAGCGCCTACCATTCTCAAGAAACCTTGTAATGTACGGTTTCCGTATCTTTCGATCTCTGCTTCATACAATTCAGGAAGATATTGTTGAGCAAAAGTATCAGTGTCTCCAGCAGCAGTACTATTAAACGCTAAATAGTTTGTATCTAACGCTTGTTTCTTGCCAGCTGGAATTAAACTTGGAGGAAAAGCTCCTCCGCTTGCAAAACTCATAATTTATTATTTTAAGTTATTTTTTTATTGATTTTATTTTTAACTTAGAACTATTTGCACCGCTTATTGCTTTTACTTTTAATCCATTAATATAAACATCACCAGTAGACGTAGCTCTTGGTTTATTATCTATATTTTTAGATTTTGCCATTATATCTTTAACAGCATCAGCTTTGCCTTGCTCATAAAAATGATTAGCAATAGTATCAGCGTTTTGCGCTGCATAAATAGCTTTATGATAACCTTTAAAATCTTTTATCTCACCTTTATTATCTAAGAACTTCCCGATTAGGTTTGTAAGATCTGATTGATTACTAGCAACTGTGTCTTTATCACTAACACCATATCTAAATTTCTTTTCACCTAAGTTGAAATCAAAACCTTTGAATTCTTGGTTAAAGAAATTTTTAGTATTAGATTTAAATCTATTATGTTGCTCTTGAACAGCTTTTTGTTCTTCGTTATATCTATTGAAAAAATCCATAGCTTTTTGTTGTTCTTGAGTAACGCCCGGTCTCAACTTGATCTCGTCGTAATATTTACTCTTAGTTTCTTCCAAAAAGTTTTTGGCTTTAGCAATTTCTTCTTTGAAGGCAAGTTTCTTTTTTCTTATATCTCGCTCTTCATCCACATCTTCATCGAATGAAAAATTATCTTCCATTATAAAGTTAATTTCATCCATGTTTAAATGTGGTTTAGTTCTTTTGTAATATTCTTTTAATAATGTATTGTCATCTACATTAGAATAGTCAGCATTTAATCTAACATAATCTTCAACAGTTCCACCTGTTTCTTCCATAAACTTAACTAGCTTTTCTATATTTTCTGGTAAGTTTACTTCTTGTTGTTTATTTTCTACAACTGGTTCTTCTACTTTTTCTTCTTCTTTAACTTCTTGTTCTTCTTCTTCTTCTGTAATCTCTTGTATCGGTGATACTACTTCTTCTTTTTTCTCTTCGGTAGGTTCTTCAGTTGTTTCTTTGATGTCTTCTTTAGAAACTTCTTCGCTAACTGTGGGTTCGTCGCGAACAAGTACTTCATCTGTTGTTTGCTCTTGAACGGCATTTTCTTCTTTTTTCTCTTCTTCTTTTTTAGATAAATCTACTTTTATAGGTTCATCTTTTTTGTTTAATTTTTTTGGTCTACCAGGTTTCTTTTTTATTTTAAAGTCACCTTCTTGTTTGACTGTTTCTGACATAATATAATATAATAGTTAATAATTATCTAGGCGTAAATTGCTCTAGTCCAAATCCACCAAGCGTATCATTGCCTGCAGATTCAAAGTTTTTAGGTAATAAATCATTTTTTCTTTGATCTATTAATTCTGATTGTTGTGTAGCTTGTATTTTAGTTCTTTCGTCTTTACGATCTTCTTTAAATTCTTCGTTTGACTTTTTAGCTTTAGCTTGTTGTTGAGCTAGCTGCATATTGTAATTAAACTCTAACTCCATTAACTGTTGTTTGATTTGAGCTTCTCTTTCTAATTTTTGAACTTCAAAGTCAGACTTAGCTTTTTCAAGCTGCATTTTTTGTTCAGTTAGTATTTGTTGCTTTTGAGCTTCTGCCATAGCTGCTTTTTCAGCAGACTCTGCATTAGCTTGAGCTTGAGCCTGTATATTAGCTTGTTGCGCTTGTTGGTCTCTAGCTTGCTTATCTTTTCTACGCTTTTTAAGCATTTGATTAGCTAACTTTAAATTGTTAACTTGCCTAATATCTATAGCATCTTCTAAGTCTATTTGACCTGCTTTTAAAGCTATTTGAATATTTTGCTCTAGCACTTGTTTTTCTTCTTCGTCTGGTTCTAACTCTAAGAATATACCAAAGTCATGCATGTTCATACCAGCTAATTCTTCTAATGTACCTACATTGTATCTTGATATACTAGACTTTAAACTTTGTTTAGTAAGTGGAAACATTAAAGCATCTGCAACTCTTAGTGATATGTTTTCACAAGCTCTAAGCGTTAAATATAAACTAGCTTGAAGTATGTGTCTTGTAGCTACGTTTGAACTTGCTGCTGCTAGTTTTTGTAAACCAACTAATGATTGTTTATCTGGAAGTGTACCATCTCTAGCTTCGTTAAGTCCGGTCACGTCTCTTATCATCTTTAAATAATACTCATAAGTTTGTATAAGTGATTGTATCTTACCCATACCATTTGAAGTAGAAAGTTCTTGTATTGGAACTTTACCTGGATTCATACCACCGTCTTGAGTCATTGATCTACCTACAATACTACCAGTTTGGAAATACATGTTTAATGCTTCTGCTGGGTTGTAATTAGTACCATTGCCAAGATCCACTTCCGCTAAACCGTCTATATCCATGTAAACACCATCTGGTACCACTCTTGACATTACTTGTTGTAATTTTAAATGAGTAAGCTGTATCATGTCAGCAAAACCAGTTATTCTACTAACAATAGATTCTATTCGACCTTTATACATTCTAGGAGCTACAATGTTGTAGTTCATATTAACTTTAACAGTATTAGCATTTGGTCTTGTCATATTTTCAGCTAACTCCCATTTAAGCATTTTATTATGACCTAGTATTTTAGCACCACTGTATAACACTTCTATTGATCTAAAAGCTTTTTTAAAGCTTTCATTTTCTGGTGGATTAAATGAATCTGTTTTTTCTAATGCTTTTTCTAAACCATTTGCTGTTTCTTTTATTTTAAATACTTGATTAGTAAATGTTTTGTATTCAAAATATAATACTTGTATTGTATCATCATTGTATCTACCGCTCCAGTTTCTAGTATAGTCTTGACTACCTGGATACTTTTCAATTTCTTTTAATTCTTCAGGCGTTAAGTATGGAAATTGTTTTTTAAGTTCAGGCAAGCTTATTAATTTAACTTCACCTACATAATATATATCTTCAAAGTTAGGATCTTCTGTATATGAATAAACTAAATTAGCTGGATCTACATATTCAACTGTTACACCTTCAGATCTGTTAAAGCAAGTTTTTACAGCTGCAATACCTAATATAGTTAAATCTTGATTTAATCTTCTTCTTACTAAATCATATTTATTATTAGCTAATACATTATTTATAACTTCTTCTTCAGCTACTTCAACAGACTCTTTATAATCCATTTGCATATGCAACTGCAACTCTTCTTCACTTTCCATTTCTAATCCAACACCACCTGAATTAGAAACATCAATGCCAGTTGTTTGCTTTATTTTGTTTATTAAAGCTTTTTGATCCATGTCGCGCTGTATGCCTTCGGCATAAGCTGTTCTTTTATATATTGACTCTGGATCTTGAGCAAAAGCTTTTATCTCATAGTTTCTTTGAGACATACCATTTACAACAATATCAACGAATTTAGGTATAACAGGTACTGGTTTCCAGTCTAAGTTTAAATAAGATAAATCACCATTTATAGATAGTTCATCTTTATACTTTTGTATAGACTGTTCTCCTCTAGCATATAATCTTAATCTATGGAATTTATTATAGTTATCATTAAATCTATCGTGAAAAGCTCTATCGCCTCTAAACCATTCTCCTTCTATAGATCTAGCAACTTGAAGACCATATTCGTAAGTGGCTTTCTCTGCATCAGGTACTACCTGACTAGGAAACGAACTATTATAATTAGTATTTATCATTTATTTATTTTTGAAATATAACCACTGTTATCATACTTTTTTATACCTAAGTACATAGATTTTACTTGTCTTTTAGCAACAGGCGTATACCTGTTTTTATTACAAGCCATAATAGCTAGACCAGAGCTAATAGAAGCATCATACTTTGTTCTATTATTTATATTAAACTGAGCCCAGTCTTCTAAAGTTTTTTGGTGATACATATCACCCATGCCTTGTTCTAATTGACCTACATGTTCTTCTATGTAGCTTTCTATTGCAGCAGCATGTGCTTGCTTAATATCTTCACTTGTGTTTGGTATGCCACCTATTTCTTTTTCTGTAGGCGATAGCTTATTCCATATTTTATCTGGGCGATTCATACTATAACCTCTATAACCTCTTCTTTTTAAATAATATAAAAACCTAGGTTTGTTGTTTTCAGCAAGTACTGGCATACCGTAAAAAACCATAGCCATTAAAACATCTTCAAAAAATATCTCTGCTGTTTGTGGTCTGCATATATATTCTAAAAAGAAATGGTTAGGTGGTGCATCTTCCATTGAAAACTTAGTTAAGCCATGTAGTGAACCGTTTGACCCTTTGCCATCTACGGTACCTGATATATCGTAACTATCTAAACCAAATGCTCCAACGTGATCATTTCCAGGGTGTTTAATACCATTTTTTATAATCACTCTATTTTGTAAATTTTTAGGTGGCACCCATGATATTTTAAATCTACCATCTTTGTTAGGTACAAACTTTACTTTAGTATCTTTAATACCATTTTCCCATATAAAACTACCTTTAGTAGTGGTATTATTAATTTCTTGGTTGTAATCTATTTGCTCGTATATTCTAGTTAGATTAAATAAACTGTCTTTAGTTTCGTCTCTAAAAGCATGGTTTTCAGTTCTTGGAAACTGTCTGTAATATTCATTTAAACTATCTTGATCATCTTTTAAACCATCTACCTCGTTTTCCCAGTGTTCGATAACTCCAGTTGTAACTTCAACACCATCGACTCCGTAGACTCTATTTTTTCCCTTAATGAATACAGGTGATCCAAAAGTATCCATGAATCCTTCGTAGTTCCACTCCATAGGGATGAAAAGAGAATAGAGTCCGCTAGACGTCTGTCCGTTTCTATTTCTTTTTGTAACGTCTGAATTGTAGTAGAGTTTCTTAAAGTTGTTTCCACCTTTATCTAATGCGTTTGAAGTTGAGCCCATCATACACTTGCCTACGATTCTTGATCCTAACCTTAGTGTTGTTTTTGTAACTCGCCAATTGTTTAGTATGTTGTCTGGTCTTTCCCATTTTCCTGATTCGTCGTGTGCTAATATTTTTAATTTCTCACCATCGTAAGAGTTGTCCCCCGTGTTTTTCCAGTCTATAGTTGTATCAAGACCTTGTAATTCTTTTAATTTAACATTATCGTCTAGTTTTCGTCTAGTAAGCTTTGAAGCTGGGACTCTATACGCCAGCTCGGTTTTAGGACGATCCATACCATCCTGGATGGGTTTAAAAAAAAACGGATAGTTAACGGATATTGGTACGACTTTGTCGGTAAACATTTTTTTAGCGTCTGCTCCAGTTTTAGATAAGATACCGAATCTAGAGTCAGACGATATTGTTGCCTGGTTGACCAGTTCAGCTGACGACATAAAGCTAAATCCACTCCGTCTGTTTTTAAGATAGCACATTCCATAGCACCTTTTGTCCGCTTTACAAGCTTCCCAGAAGATGAAGAAGAGTCTATTTGCTTCTCTGTAATCGGCTGCACCAACATCAATCTTTGACCATTGCAAATACATGTAATGAGTACCAGTGATATAAGTAGGGTTACCATTGTTATAAAACCAGTAGCCTTCATCTCTTTTTTTAAATTCATTATCTATATAATCGTACCATTCTTCTTTAAACTCGTTAGGGTACTCATCCCAATCAAATCTACTTTTTATTTTACTTAAAGCTTTCGGGTATTCTTGTTTTTCCCAATATTGTTCCTTTTTAACTTTGCTTCGTTTAAAAGGTTTGTCTTCTGCCGGAAGTGCGATGCGAAGATTTTGTATTTCAATGATCTGTCCAATTTGTCCAGTTTTACTTATTACTATAAAATCGTAATCTTCGTTATAGCCATAATCCCACCTTTTTAATTTATTTTGTTTTTTTAAGTATGTAGGGTTTATAACATTTTCTAATTCTTTCCAAAGCGTTTGCTCGTAACTCACTTACTCCTCCCTTCAGCAAAACCTCTAAAAGTTTTTTCTTGTTTATCTTTTTTAGGTTTTTCATTTAGCTTATCTTCTTCTTCTTGTATACGTGTTAGTATTTCAAAAGCATCAAATATAGCTAGCTTTTTAGTAGCAGCAGCATTTTTAAGTCTATCAGCTGAAACATCATCATCTGAGTCTACGATCTTTTCTTTTGCTACTTTTATAAGTTCCTCAACTGCCTTTTGCCCAGCTTGGATTATTTTCTTCTTCGTTTCCTTCGTATTCATGGGTTACGGCTATATCATTAGATTTCATACAATAAAGGCGTTCGCCTTCTATAATAAATTCAAACTCAGAGTATGGTGTAAACACTACTAAGTCACCAGGTTTAATTCCTACAGCTTCTAAGGAGCTATTAGAGTATTTTAGTATACCAAAGTGTTCTTTTTCTTTAGATATGCTTAGATTTGATTTATTTAGTATTGGCTTTACAAAACAATAATCTAAATGGCACTTTTGGTTATACATGTATATTTGATC